TGCGATTGAACATAATGGCCGCCTGCTAATTGCTGCCATTTTTCACACTTATCGCACCAGTCAATGTCAATTGGATTTGTCTCGCGGACAATTGTGCCGTCTGTCTCAATTGTAAGAGCTTCACCATTTGGTTTTTTAATGTATAGCTCGCCCATTAAATGCGCTCCTTCCATTTGCCTTCACTGGTCAGCACGTACCAAACGGCCGGACATTGGTTGGCCTTGACCTTTTCAGCGCAGACATGGCCACGATAAGGCTTGCCGTTTTTGTCCCCTTCTTTTAAGAGCATGTGACCATGCTTGCAAATAGGGGACTCCGATATAAGTTCCCCACCTAATTGGTCAGCTACTTGAGCCACTGCGCTTTTGGCGGTAGTAAATCCTTCTTCCCAAATTGGCTTAGCCCAAGGGTCATCTTCAATAAAGGCTTTTGGCATTGTCTCAACTTGAGTCATGTCCTCACGGCTCGGCTTTTCATCCGTTCCCAATACCACGCTTGCGCACCTACCTATCGCGCTGCTCACTGTGTCCTCGACGTACCAGCGTTTCATTTGGACGTTGTAAGCCCCAACCATGCCATGGGCGTAATCGATGGCCGCAGGCTTTTCATCCTCGTAATGACGATAGATGCGGCACTCAATAAGGATAAAACCCTTTTCCGGATTCCAGTCGATGATTGAAGTCTCGATGCGGTTGGTTGGAAATGTGGCGTGCAGCCTTTTGACCTTTTGATTGACTGTCTCGTAATTGTCTAGGAATCCCATTAGCGTGACTCCAAGCTTCTACGCGCCGCAATTTTGCCGCGGATAAATCCCTCGCGCTTGCCTTCTTTTAATCCAACTGTGTAGCCGCTAGTAAATCCAATGCCAACACCTAACAGCATCCACATGGCTACTTCTTGTAATGTGTACATTTTGCTCCCGTTTCAGGCAGCTACTTAGCTTCGCTCCCTGCCATAACTGTGACCCATGAGTACGACAAGGTCAAGAATCAGGCGTGTTTTTCGGCGTGTCGGCTGGCTTTTCGGTTGGCTTATCCTTCAACCCGTTAGATGCCAAGACTGACCCTAACGCTCCGGTAAGAAAAACTGTCAAGGTGGTAAGCAAATCAATAAAGGCTTTGTCATTTGGAGCTTGTGCGCCTAGCGGCTGGGTGACAAAAATAAGCGCATAAAGCATCCCAAAAATACTCATCATAAAGACCACTGAAAGGGTGATGCCGATAAATACAATAAGGCGGGCTTTTAGCTGCTCATTGGTGTATCGGCGGCTGGGCTTAGGGCTCAAGATTGTCTCCATATATATCTTGCGTGCAAGTGCCGTTTGCAATGCATTGAGGCGGATTGCACTCCGGCTCTTTCCAATTTTCATACTCTTGGCACGGGTAACGCGTCCATCCGTCATAACGACCGCAACCAGTCAGCCCTAGAAACAGGATTAGGAATAGGGCTAACTGGCGCGACTTTCGGCTCACTTCCCCTTGAGGCCAAAACCTGCGTCGTTTGGATTGAGCGCACGTAAAATCACAGGCAATACAGCTGCAAGCCCCGCGCTAGCAATTGCCTTTGGCTCGGTTACTCCGGCCATATAAACCGCAATAGCAGCTGCCATAAATGAGCGCAACCATGATGCAGCCATCAACTTTGCTTGATTCATTTTTTTACCTTCTTTGCTTTTGATTGTGGTATTTCCACGACTGGCATATCACCCTTATAAGGCACATATTTAGGCCGACCAAATCCGACGACCTCTTTGCCGATTGTGCGTTGTTTGACCATAACCATGCCGCCATTACGTTGGTCGCCAGTTCCCGATGTATTGCCTTCGATGCACGTAACGACGTTGCCCGATACGGCTACCACAATGCCGACGTGACTTATTCGGTCAATGCCGTCATGTGGAAAGTCCATAAAGGCTAAATCGCCCGCGACTGGCGTTGTGTGCCATCGTGATGTTTCCTTAAACTTGTGCGCGCCTACCGCCGTGCCTACGACGCTGTGAACCTTGACACCAGCTTGTGCCAGCACCCAATTACAAAATGACCCGCACCATGGCAAGCCGTCAGCCTTCATAAATTTGCCGTAGGGTGTTAAGTTGTCACCTTCTTCAATATTGCCAACTTCGCCATTTGCAATGCTAATTGCTAGGGCTGCCGTACCGACTGGGTAAGTCATGACAATAGTAACTTTGCTTCGTCAGCTGTTATGCCCAATCGCTGCAGTAATGCTTGCTTTTCTGTTTCTTTAGCCTCGGCAATTGCCTTTGCTTCTTGCCAGTCTTGAGCCGCTTTTGCAGCTTCGGCCTTTTCTGCCACTGTTAAATTCCGCTCGATTGCTTCGCCTGTAGATGCGTTTATTTCATATACTTTGCTCATTATTTGACCCCATATAGTTTCCACTTGAAATCCATGTTTGTATTGCCTTGATTGTTAAATGGAGTTTGAATTGAAGTGATTGCGCCTGTGGCGTTATACATGCCAATGGTTGTATCTAATGCGGCATTTGCTGAATTGGCTGAAGCTGCGCCTGCCATATAAGCCTGAAACATTTTGTTTTGGCCTGTGTTTGCATATTCAAAAATATTCAAAATTACCAAACCAGTAGCAACTGTTGAATTCATGTCGTATTGCATATGCCAGTAAGTAGCGCCTGCTTCGCTAGCTGCGCCTGTGACTGCCCTTTGATACTTATTAGTGCTATCGCTGTTAAATCTAAATGCGGGTGTACCACCTGATGAGCCTGGGTCAAATTCGTAAATCCATAATTGCAGGTGATTATATGTGCCGGGAATACTGCCGACATTAAGTGTTCCTGCTGTAACTGTTCCTGAATTTATAACTGTCATGCCGCCGCTTGAAGGTGCTGCCCATTTTAAACCTGTGGCAGTTGATGAATCAGCTGTTAAAACTGTGTCATTTGCTCCGACTGCTAAGCGAGCGGGGGTGTCTGCTGCGGTTGCCGCAATAATGTCACCTTTTGCATCGACAATTGCATTTTGAATTGCATTTGAGTCATCTTGCGCGACCCAAATAAAATCCATGTCCGTTCCGCTGTTTTTGGCAAGGACTTGTCCTGACGTGCCGCCTTTAAGGTCTAGCAATGACGCATCGATGGCGTCGCCAAGTCCCTCGATGGCTGTTGCGCCATCTTTGACAAGGTCGGTTGACGTAGGTACTGGCCAACCAAAATTGGGTGTTGTTGTTGCCATTAAGCTATTACTCCTATCGCTTGTAACCATGTCATCGTCGGGCTTAGGGTTGCCCACGTTTCCGCTGGATTTACTGACTGCCATTTTACGGCAACTTGACTGAAATTGACCGGAGACGCGTTAAACGTAATGGTCAAATTATTTAGGCTAGCTCTAAACGTCCAGCCCTCAACGTAACCCTCAAATGACCCGCCGCTAATATTTATGGGCAGGTTTTGAATCCATACGGGCAAACCCATAAAAATGCCAATTAATGCGTCTCGGTCAGAATCATCAATTTCAGGGTTGCCCAGCTCAAAAGTAATGCTTTGAAACTTAGGAAACGGGTCGGCGCGTAGGGCAACGATGCGGTCTGCAAAATCTTCTGCGTCGGCCGTGTCCTTGATGTTGGACAAAAACGCCTCACCATATAAGCCGTAGTCGGACTGACTTTGTAAATCTTCGGCTGTATAAACGCTGTTGCCATTGTTTCCGTATGTGATGACGTATTTGTTGCGGATGTCTCCCGCACGGGTAGTTACCGCCAAGCCACGCCCATTTGCATGGTTGGCATCTAAAGTCGTGTAGCCATTGGCTGCAAGATAATCCTGTCGATGCGTGGAATCTGCATAACCAATGTTGCCATTTGAATCTTCATAAAGTACGCCTAATGCTGAATTAGCAATTTGAGCGCACAAGCTGTAAATATCTGTTTCTTGCGATGAGCGCGCAATCATCAAAAAATCTCCGGGGCGGTCAATTTCGCCAAGGCCTAGATTTAAGGCATCTGCCCAAGTATCGGTAGCGGGTGTATAGGTTGCCCATGTCGTTGCGGCTGGGACTTCTAACCACTCACCAAATAAATACCCCGACAACAAATGATAAATTTGGTCGCCATCTTCGTCTTGAGACAAAATGCCATTGTCCACGATTTTAGGTAATTTGGATAATGCTCCAAGAGCTGTAATCTGCGCGGCCGTCGTATTGCCAAGACTTCCGGTTTGGTCAACCCCAATTGTAAAGTCTGAAATGTAGCCGCCAAAAATTGGGACATACGTGCCAACTGAATTTGTTACCTCGACTGTAAGCCCAGTACCCACTGTAAAGTTGTAAATGTCATTATTGAAATTAAGCAATTGAAGTTGGCAATATCCGGCCACTGGTTGCTGATAAATGTCCGTGCGGCCTGACTGAATCGTAAGATTGGCAACTGTGACGTCTGTTAGCTCGACGGCATTGATTAGGACTTTATAGGTCGGCGTGTAAATGGTCATGCAAATACAAGCCCTGACCCGCCAAGCGTGCCGCGTGCGGATGAGTCATTTAGCAAGCCCACAATTTGACGGGCTGTAGATTCAGGGTCAATTGCCCCATTGACTGTAATGTTTGTCATCCCAGCATTTGGATTGTAATTTAAGCCAGTCCGTGGGTTGTATGAAATCATGCCGTCAGAAGGCAGCGATGGTGCTGCTGCCATTGGTGACGCAACTGAACTTGCTGCATTAGAAAATGATGCGCTGCCGGATGATGACGCTCCTGAAAAGAAATTGCCAACCGCGCTACCCGCACCCTTGATTGCGTCAATAATGCCTTTAATGCGGTTGTAAATATTTGTAATAAGGCTAACAAGGTTGGCAAACTGGTCGATGATTTCCGACAAGATTCCACCCAATAACCTAAATGCGCCGCCTAATGTCTTTCCCAAAATAGGTGCAAGCACGTCACGGGCAAATTCCCCGATGTTTTGCAAAAGGTTGAAAAATGGCTTGAGTTCATCATTGTTGCGTTGCAATGAACCGCGCACGCTGTCAAAGGCTGATTTAAGTCCGTTGATGATTGGTTGGATAAATCGCAAAACTGGTTGCAGTTTATCTCCAAGGTTGCTTGTAAATTCTGCAATGGCCGGAATCACTTTATTTACCACGACTGTCACAAATGGGGTTATGGCATCAAGAATAAACGCCCCGACTGTCTCTTTGCCTTCATCAAAGGCAATTTGTAGTCGCGTTAATTTGCCTTGGAAAGTATCAGCTTGAGTTGATGCCTGATTTGCAAAGGTGCTGGCTAGTTTTGCCGTGACCTCATCCATGCTCATGGTCTTAAGCTGCGCAGCTGATAAGCCAACCCCTAATTTGCCAAGTGCAGTTGTATTACCTTCGGCGGCCTTGGCCATGGCATTGGTTACGGCCTCAAGTGATTTGCCGCTGCCTGCCGCCACGTCGATGGCTACTGTTTGTAGTTTCTGCGCCTTTTCGACGTCTCCGGTCGCACGGGCTAAACGCTCAAGGCTTGGACGTAGCTCATCATCGGTTACACCAAAGGCCATTGATGTCTTGGTGATGTAATCCTCGGTGGCGGCAATTTGGGCTTCTGTAGCCCCTGTGACGTTCTTTAAGGTTAGGGCTAGCTTTTCCTGCGCGGCCGCATCCGCAATGGCTGATTTGACCCCGTCAATGGCTAATTTGCCAGCATAGGCGACTGCGGCTGCCCCAGCTGCGGCAAAGGCTAGGCCTGCCTTCTTGCCAAAGTCTCCAACCTTGTCGCCAAACCCTTTAACTTCGTTGTCGGCTGATTTAAGGTTTTTGTTAAAGTTATCGACGTCGGCTAATAGCTTGAGCGTTAATGCGCGTGTACCTTGTGCCATTAGCCCCACTCCTTCAAAATCTTGTTAAATGCTGCGCTCCAACGCTCGACAATTTCGGGCTGGATTTTGCGCAATGTTGGATAGATAAACCATCCGCGTGACCCTCGACCTTGACGGCCTGACCACACTGGGAATTGCTTGTACTTATTTGAGCCAAATTCTGACCCGCCCCAAATGTCTCGCGTTGTTGCCCCGCCGCTAAACTTTTGAGACGCAAACCCATAAGTTACTTCGCCGATTTTGCTGGACTTTTTAACCCGTGCGCCACTGGCAATGCGACCTGCGACGGCTCGACTTTGTAGCCCGTTGGCAGTCCCGATAATTTGAGTCCGCGCGTAATCGGCTAAATTACCGGACTGCCGCTTGGCTTCATCTTGTGCAGCTTCGTCCATATTTTTTAATGCTTTAAAAACGGCACGCAGTTCGGTTTGGTCAAGAGCTATTGGGTCGGTCACTTTGTCCTCGCTTCCAATATCTCAACTGCGGTCAATATGTCCTCGGCTGTTTGCCAATGAACCATAGGGATTTGCGT